TCGCGGGGAGTTTTGCCGGTACGGTCACAATCGATGTAAGAACGGTTATCAGTTAATGGTTAAAATCTACGCCGCCTCACAAACCCCACGCATCTACGGCTCAGGTGCTGGCACTCTCGATATTACGCCCTTCCTATTATTCGATGAGACACTACCCGCTATCGCCTCACCCACGACGCTAGGCTACGGAGAACACGTCGAACTGACCTCCCCTGTGACGGTGGGGCTACCCAGTCCGAGGAAGGGGGCTAAGCTCGTCATCCGCAACATGAGTGGGGACTACTCTAGTGTGGCGGCGGGGGCTATCCTCTACAAAGGCAGCACCTACACCAGCCTAGATTTTGACACAAACACCGTGGCGTTGCTAAAGGTCGTCGATGGGGTCTGGACGGCGAGTTTCGTGACTGAGTCGTTCGCCCCCATCGTTGCTACTGGCGGAACCGTCACCGAGTTCACCGACCCCGAAACGGGCATCACCTACCGCGTCCACAGCTTCACTAGCGTCGGGTCTTCGACATTCACTGTGTCGAGCCTAGGAAACACGTCCGGCGAGGTTGAGTACCTGGTCGTGGCTGGAGGAGGAGGTGGGAGTATGGGCGGTGGTGGTGCTGGTGGTTATCGCTGTTCTGTTGCTGGCGAGTTTTCAGGAGGAGGACAGTCAGCAGAAACTCCTCTAATTTTGCCGATAGGGACTATTTCCGTACTTGTCGGCGATGGTGGAGAGCCTGGACTTAATGCAAGGAATTACGCTGGTCAGGATGGAGAAGATTCCACATTACACAACATTATATCTCAGGGCGGGGGTGGTGGTGGAGCATACGGCGATGGTGGGGCGGCGGTTCGGTTTGGTCGTAACGGCGGTTCGGGCGGAGGCGGGGGAGGGCTGTACACGAATCAGGCCAATGCCGCTGGAGGTACCGGAGCAACAGGACAAGGGTTGGGTGGTGGGCGTAGCTCTGGCACAGTGAACGACCTCGCTGGTGGCGGTGGTGGTGCAGCAGAAGCTGGTTACAATGGCTCTGGAACTGCACTAAACGGTAAAGGTGGAGATGGGGTAGAGTCTTTCATTGATGGGACTGCTACTTATAGAGCCGGGGGCGGGGGGGGAGGTAAACTTTTTGGGACGATTACCTTTGGTGGACTAGGAGGAGGGGGCGACCAATTTCAACCAGGAGGCAATAATACGGGGGGCGGCGGAGGTGGCACTAATGGTGTGGGTAGCACTAGAGGTTTGGGGAAAAAAGGCGGCTCCGGTATCATCATCGTGCGCTATGCAATCGCGTACCCCTAAGAGGAATCATGATTACGACATCATTTGAAGAAGCCATAAAGTATCCCTACTTAGATGCCTACGTCTTAGCAGCGGATTACCTAAGTGACTCCACCCACGCCGAGGAGCTAGACGAATACCTGGCTTATGTATTGAAGGGGTTATGCCCGAACAAGATTCAGCCTGTCATGGTAGCCCTGAAAGACTCTCTCTTAGGTTATTACCTGGGGGCGTTGTTTACCTTAGAGGATGTATCGGAGTCTATAGCACCTGACTGGGATAACCTAAACACGGTAGGTTCTATGCTATCCTGGAAACCTGTAGTAGCTGGGCTTGATGCTAAGTATGCCGGGTATTCAACAGTGGACAACCCTATAATCACACAAGACTGATGCTATCTGGTCTATAATAATAAGGGCGTGCGATTCGTTAACACCAAGGGTTTAGAGTTTTAAAGCAAGTATAGAGGAGATTATATGGCTTACCGCACAGTTGCTCATGGGACAATCCTGCTGCCGGAGGATTATCAAGATTTATTTGACTTCGTATTTGACCCAAGTACGCAACAATATCGAAAACTTAGCGACGATTTTCTAAGCGACGGGTCGAACGACATAAAAGCTCGTTTTCAAACCTATCGGGACGAGTTACGAGTTACCCAAACCTCTGGGCTAACTGTTAGTTACCAAGCGGGTCACGTTCGGTACACCGACGGTACTATCACACAAATCTCCCAAGGTAGTCTGAATGTACAAGATAACTCAACAAACTACGTGTACGTTAACGAGGTTGGAGAGGTTACTAGCTCTACGAGCATACCAGACCGTCTTCTAATTTTGGCTCAGGTAATTACCTCCGGGGGTATTGTCACCGCTATCAATGATATGCGTGCGCGGTGGTCAATTCCTCAATCGTTCGGGGGGGACGGCGAAGGTGGAGAACAGTTTTCTATTCTTGACCTAAATGACACGCCGAGTAGTTACGAGGGTCGAGCCGGTCAGGTCTTGGCGGTAAACTCTAGCGAAACTGGATTTACTTTTGTCCCTTTGCCTAGTGCCTCCGGTGGGGGTTACGCTGTTACGGATACAATCCAAGTCGTCGATGGTTCGTTAATCACTCTATCGGCGGGGATTACACAAATATCATCTGACGGCCCGCTACTTCCTGTGGTGACATCAGCTAGTCAACCTGATGCTTCCCGAGTATCTGTATCTAGTATATGGTCTAGTTCCTACCCTGGGTGGAAGGCTTTAAATCAACAAGTAGGAGGCTGGGACGCCTGGATTAGTGGAATGGGTGTAAACCCCGCCGTAACCCCCCAATGGTGGCAGTATGATTTTCCTGAGCCTGTTACTATAGGGCGAATGCTTTACTCTAAGCGAGGCTGGTACGGGAATCACGGGCAACTAAAAGATTTTAAAATCCAGAAAATGTCAGGTGGAACACCAACTGACTTACTAACAATTACAGACACCCCTAGTAAAACTGCGGGTGAATTACATACGTTCCCCTTGAGTGTTGCAGAAAGCGGAGTAAGCTCTATTCGTGTGTTTATTACAGGAATATATAAAAAAAGCCAATATCCTTGGTGCGCAGATATAGCCCGGATACAGTTCCACCAACAAACAACAGCGTCGTCCAGTGTGGGCGCTGTTACTGGCGGGTTTGCTAAAGCACGACAAGCTATTTTATCTGGACTTGCTATATCAGGGAATAAAGCGTTTGTCTCTACAGGGATTAGCGACGGAACCGACCGCGTGGCTGTAGTAGATGTAACTACTCATAGCACTATCGGCGACTTCTCCCTGGGAGATAAATCAATTTACGAGATTTTGACAGTAACCGACTCATCGGGAGGCTCGTTTAGCTATTCTGTTCAACAAAATATCCAGGAGGCTCCACTAGCCCCTTACGGAACCACTAAGCTTTACGTTGGTCTAGGGAACGAGGTCTTGGTGTTCGACCAACAGAGCGGCACGCTGATGAAAACTATCGACTGCGGTATTGCTACCGAGATTTCAGGTATCGCGGTATCTACACGGCGCAACAAGGTTTTCGTGACCGCTAAGGGAGGGGCTATCGTAGTTATCGACGCTGGTAACGATACCGTAGCCGTTACATTAACGGGGGATGATGACGCGGTTTATGGAGGGGTTAATCACTCTATCGCTATCGACGACGACCGTGATAGTGTTTATGTCACTTCTAGTTCTCAGAACCGCGTCCTTGTCCTGAATACTGTCACCAATACCCTAGTAACCTCTATCAGTGTAGGCTCACGCCCTGAAGGGATTGGGCTGAGTAGTTCTCAGGGATTAGCCGCTGTCTGCAACCGAGCGGCGAATACGGTGTCTATCATTTCAACTTTGAATAACACGGTAGGCGCTTCTATTGCGATGTCCGAGATGGGTAGCGGTGCTAGTCCGGTAGCGGTGGCAATTGACGACAGCACAACCCCTGCTCGTGCGGTTGTAGCCCTATACGACTACCACCAAATTGCAATCATCGACCTAAGCACCAACCAAATTGTGGGACGAGCAGCTACCCCAGCCAACCCGGTAGATTGCCGTTTTGTTCCCTCCACAGGTGAGATTTACGTAGCATCAGAGGGTGGGGAGATTACCGTAATCAGCCAGAGCGACAACACCTAAGTTAGAAGACAGTCCTCGTGAGCGACTGTCTTCTACTGTTCAACCCTATAGACAATCAGTAAAATGCCTACCGTAAAGACAACGTACCAAGTTCAGCCGGGTTATTCAATCAAGGGAGTGAGTAGCTGGGGGTTGATTGAGTTAGACCCTAACGAGTCCCAGACTCAAGACCTAGTTAACGAAGGTCGAATTAGTGAATCGGTGAACTACCATAAGGTAGCACCCTCCCGTTCGGACGCTTACCAGCTATTCCGCCGCAATCTCAAGGGGTCGTCTCAGTTCTTTCGTGTATTCCAGGCGGCTCAACTTGACCAGCCGGTTTCTGCGGTGTTCAGCCTGTTCATGGAAACTGTAAGCACAGGAGATCACGAGGATTTCCTGTTTGCCTTAGAGTCTTTAGTTGGAGCTATGAGTGCGGCTGGGGATGCCTTCTCTAACGATGAGTTGGAAGGTATCAATAATTGGCTAACGGAATCCGGGTTCTTGTATCAATTAGAGGTGGGGTAATGACTCTAGTAAGGGGCATAATTAAGGACATTTTAGGAAACGAAGTTCCCGGTCAATTAGTAATTGAATCTGACCTACCTATTCGCGTGGAACCTATCCGCGACCCGGACGGTCTAATCGCAACTCCACCAGTCCAATTACGCCCCTTCCCTGTCACGGTGGATTGCCCTAACGGGATTTTCGAGATAGACCTGCACCCCGACGCTACCACAACATACAGCTTTGAGTATCTTCGGGTAAACACGGATAAAACTTACTGGTCAAATAACGGTAGAGATATCTATACTGGCTTGGTTCATAACTACGAAGGTTCCTGGTACAGCGGGGCTACTCACGACAGCGAATCAGAACTTTTATATGTCACCGAAGAAGAACAAACCGAAGTGGTCATGCCTAGGTTTAGGGCAATTATCCCTGATAGAAACCAGATAGATTTTGCTGATTTAGCCCCTACCGGGATATCCGCATCCAATCAGGACACGTCTTTATTAGCCCTTGCCCTTCTAATTACCACTAGAAACGAATACTTAGACCCGATAGCAAACCGAGTAGCTGAGCTTATGAATGAAAATTAAGCGGTCATTAACGACTCAGTTTCACGCTGATATTCTTCGTCAAGCCGACTCAGAAACTGATTGACTAACTGTTCGGGGTCACTTGTCGAGCCTGCGTTTATCGTTACGTTAGCGATTTGTAAGGAAGCCGAACGAGTATTATTATCTACTGAATTATCAACACTTTCCCCGCCTACCGGGAAGTTGGAAGGTGAAACCTGAGCGATAGCACCGGTGCTGACATCTTCTTCATCCCCAACTGAGAAAGCAACAGGGGTTATACCTGCCTCTGACTCGTCGCTAGAAGATGAAGCGGTCAGTAAGTCGTCTTCCCCCTGACTACCTACCATATTGTTGTTGCCACTACTCGATGATACGGTAGTAGATGACGACGTAGAAGCCGATGCTCTATTAGGTGTAGAAGAAGACGAGCCTCGATTACCGCCGCCAAGACCGGGCATAGAAAAGCTAGACAGCATACTCGTAATACGTCCAGCAAAGCCTTGTATAGACTCGAACAAGCCGGTTATAGCACTCGTAAATGACTCGATGTTATCACGGACAAATACCCCCAAAGATTCTAGTTTGTCTCTAGCCCAAGTCCACATATCCAGGAATGGCTGAGTAGCCGCTGGTATTAGAGCCATCACTTGCTCGCGTAGTCCTAATAAAAAGCCCAGCGTAGCCCCTAAAAAGCTGGTTATACTCTCACCTATAGATGCGAAAAACTCACCTACGCTGGATATTAGATTAGTTATATACCCAAGTATGACTTGGTAGATTTGCTGTAACCCTCCCCATATAGACACGAAAAACTCGCCAATCAAGGTGACGAAAGACAGTATCTGTTCAGCGATAAAGGCTTCAAGTCCTGCCAAGTAAGCATATATAGATGTTCCTAGATTGACTATGTACTCTATTGTCTGAAACAGAAACATAGAGATGCTATCAAAGATAGCACTAAGTCCTTCCATGACAGAAGCCTTAAATCCAGCTATCCTAGCTAGGGATTCTTCTCTAAGAATAAACAACTGTTCACGTAGCCCACCGAAAAACCCCATAACAGCCTGGACAAAATCGGTGCTAACCAGAGCTTGTGCAGCGGTCGCGATAGTCTCACCAACAAAGGAAAGGGTAGCTCTTAGGTTGTCAACAATAGTGGAACCGAGGTTAGATAGAGCGCCTAACGCACCGTCTTGACTGTACAGCAAGTCAGCAACGAAAGTCCCAGCAGCTTGTGCAAGGAAGACGAAAAACTCAATAAGTCCAGCCAACGAGGAAATAACTGTACCTATGAGACTGGCGACGCGACCCAGGGTTTCACCGACAACCGCGCCGAACAACTCAGCCCCAGTCGCGCTTTCGGAAAATCCGCCAAACAATAAATCAAAAGCTGGAGCTAAAGCATCAAACAAGACTGACAGGCTTTCGCGAACCGATGCGAAGGCATCACCGAGGGGGGCTATCCCGTCCATGAAACCGGAAGCGAACCCACGGAAGAATGCCGATATCGGCTCCCAAGCCGCGTAAAGTATCGCCCCCGCAGCGACGACACCGAGGATTATCGGTAGAGCCGTGACGAGTGCGCCGGTCAACGCCGCTCCAATACCGCCTAGTAGCGGCGTTATCAGGGCTAACGTTGCTGGGAGCGCGGCTATACCGACTCCTATCCCGCCTATCATGGCTAGTATGCCACCACCGATGACTAAAATACCTCCTACAACGCCTATCAAGGCAGTGACACCGGCTATGACACCGAGAACAGGAGATGGGAGATTAGAGAGACTTTGAAATAGACCGGCGATTAAATTAACGACCCCTGTAGCCACGGACTGAATACCCGAATCAGCTAGGGCGATAAGCAAACCTTCCTTAGCCGACTCGAACAGCTTGATAGCTCCCTGTAGCCCCTGCATCTGTGTTTCGGCGATATTACCGGATACACCTCCAGCATTAAGGTTTAGCCCTTCTAACTCAGACAATCGTTCCACGTTGTCTAGCAGGACACTAGCCCCTGTAATACCCTCAAGCCCAAAGAGGTCGCGCATGGAGTCGATGGTTAACTCCCCAGAAGCTCGTGCTTCGGATAACGATGATAACATGGCGTTCAAATCGAGCTTGCCTGCCTCATCTTGAAAGTTTGCTAGAGAAAACCCTATCCCGTCTAGCGCCTCTTTCGCGGCTCCGGTCGGGGCGCGTAATTTAGTTAGTATGCCCCGTAAAGCCGTGCCACCACGCTCACCCTGAATACCAGCGTCTCCTAATACCCCTAAAGCGGCAGCCGCCTGGCTAAACTCGACCCTAGCATCAGCCGCTACCGGAGCGACGTATGAGAAGGCTGAGCCGAGGTGTTCAATTGAGTTGTTACTGTTCGTCGCGGTCTGCGCCAAGATATCGTTAATTTGAGCCAACTGCTCCGACTTGCTCAATGCCGGGTCTAACATCGGAGAGTAACCCGACAGAACATTAGAGGCAATATCAGCCGCTCTAGCTAGGTCGAGGTTCCCCGCAGCCGCTAGATCCATAACGCCTGCGGTAGATGTCATCACGTCAGCGGTGTCGAACCCAGCCATAGCCAAAAAGCCCATAGCCCCAGCCGCCTCTGACGCGCTGAACTGAGTAGTCGATCCTAATAGCTTAGCTTGCTCCCGTAACTCGACGAACGCAGACGAATCTAAATCAATCCCGGAGACAGCGGCTACCTGATTCATAGCCGCCTCAAATCCACCCCCAGCGGATAACGCCTCTCCAAGTATTCCGGTAGAAAAATCTACCATCTGGGAACCTACCCCAGCTATCTGATCGCCAAACCCCTGTAAAGCCTGAGCCTGCTGTACAAAATTCATCTGAGCCATAGCATCAGATGAGCCGGTTACTCTCTCGGTAAGACCAGACAAACCCTGACGCAATCGGTCTATACCAGACTGCGCCTGCGTAGTATCTGCGGTGATAGCGAATGAGTAACTAGGCATAATGCTATGGCTATACGATTATCGTTTCTTAGACTTCCGGGCGGACTCTTGCTGTTTTTTCACAAGTTCCACATGAGTATTCCAGTGGAGCCAGAAGTCATCAGGGGTAAGATTCTCAAAGTACTCTACATTGTTGTAGGTTCCCCCTCCCATAGCCCAGACACACTTTAAGAAACTTTGGTAACTAACTGGCTTTTGTTGTGCGAAACGAGGCGTAAATCTCAGCAAGATATTGAGAATCTTCCCCCTCGTCGATATCAGCAATCATACTCATCGTGGCATTACCACCGTCCCAAGAAACGCATAGACGAGTCATCGTGCGGATGATAGCTTCTACCGGTCTGTTCTGTTTTTCTTTAGCTCCCCCCATAGCGCGGGTGATAGCATTAGAGTCACCCATTAAGGCTGGGCGAAACCGCGCCTTAACCCCGCACACCGGGAAAACCGCTAACCGCTCATTATCCTCACTAATTTCTACCGTATGACCAGACTTGAAGTAGATAGTATTTCCCTCGGTGCGGTCGATTTCAACACCACCGCTATTAGCCGATGCACCGTGGAACAGGACTTCAACTAGGTAAACACCATCGGGGTACTCAGGAACATTATTTAAAAGCCAATTTAGACGGTCTGTTTCGCTTTTGCCGATTTCCTCTGAGCAATCGACAACGAGCATAGAAAATAGGCGCAAAGCGGCTTCTTCGATATAATCCCCAACCCCAGCGGAGCCACCCATAAGCCCCTCTAACTTCTGGGTGTGCTTCAGCTTACGAGGACTAACCTCGAAGGCTAAGCCACAGCCAGGAAGTTCGCCGCTACGGTTGCCGTTAGGCTCCTGACAGAACCTTAAACCGTTACTCACTTCGACGGTCGTAGCTTCAGTTAGCTTTTCGGAAACTACAGGCTTAGATTCAGTCGAGGAAGTAGAAGTCTTGTTAGCTGGGGTTAGCTTAGCCATTTGTTATCTTACAATCACATCGTTATAGCTCAATTCTAGCGTAAGCATAGAGATGTCGGAGCCGTCCTGGTCAATTTCTCCCAACTCAATTTGTACAACCTGGCAATCGACGAGAGTGTAGGTCTGGAGAGGATTATCTGGGCATGACCGGAACCAGGTAATGTCAACACTACGCGGTTCAGCGCAGGGGTCAGAAGCCCATTCAATTAGGGCGTTATCCTCCGGGACTTGGCGGGGTTTTTCTAAGGTGATATTGTCGTATGACTTACCCCCCACACGCTTGGAGCGTTTACGTCCTCCCGCATTGCCATCGGGATATTTGACTTCCTCAAAAGTCCAAGATACTGGGGTAGCCTTAGTAAAGAAGTAAGGGATACCCTCCAACTCGATTTGAGCTTCTGTTACGGCTCTGGGGTTAACGATATTAGGCACGGTTGTTATCCTCGGTTATGTAGTCAATAATCCCTGTCTGATTAAGCCTCAGTACCAGCTTCGATTTGCTGATTAGCTCCACCACCGGCGAAGATTTCAACTTCTCCGATAGCCACGCGGTTAACATTAGCAATAAGCTTCTCGACTGTAGGCGAAGGCACTGCGTAAATAGTGAGGTTTACGATAGACGCTTCTAAGTCCTCGTCGCTATTGTTAGAGCGGTCGCAAATCACCTCGAAAGCCTGAGAAGGTATGTTCCCAAACAGCGCCCCAGCTTTCCAGAATCGGTTAAGTAGGCTAATAGCGGCACGACGAATAGCTCGGAAAAACTCCTCTGGACGACCTAACGACTCGAACACCTGGTTGCGGTAGGTAAGGCGCAAAGACTCAAGAATCACGTTGAAGATAATCCGGTCAGTGATGGAGGTAAAGAACGGATTAGTAGTAAGAGTACGAGCGCCGCGAATCTGATAACCACCTCCCTGGATACGCTTGATGACGTTGATGTTATGGTCGTTGTTCAGCACAGCGTGTTGCTGGCTATTGATTTTAAACAGCAATTTACGAACATTCCGTAAAGGATACTTAGCCCCAGCGGGAGGCTGGTAAAAACCCTCGCGCTCATACCGAGACAAAGCCGTACCAATCGCGTAAGAGCTAGGAGGTAGCAAGTTGTCGTTGAAGTCGTAGATGTAAGGAGCGTAGTACGCGCCATGCCCACGAGGGGTATCGTACTCGCTACGGTCAGCGATTAACTTCTCTACCGTGTCAGCATCGGGGTCAGGGTCGATTACAGCAAACCAATCGTACTCAGTTGCGTAATTAAGAAGTAAAGACCCTAAAGCGTGACGGTCTTCGTCGTCTAGCTCCATAAACCCTGTGGGAGCGGCTAGAAAACCAGGTCGATGGAGTTCGTCGTCGAACGAGTTGTTAACGGCGTAAACGTAGTCGCTTAGACGAGGCTGTGAGGACGTTAAAGTAGTCGTCGTTAGCTCTCCCGTTCCGGTAGCCGATACCGTAAACGATGTAGGCTCATTGGTAGGGTTTAACGCTCGAACCTCGAAGGTCTTATTGGTTTCAGAGTACGCTGTCGCCTGGAAGTCTTGATGTAGGTCTTCGCTGTCGTTAACCGAAGCAATCAACCCAGCGGCGATTTCATCTTCTGTATCACCCAAAGTAGCTTCGTACTCTACGGTAATACCATCAATCTCCAATGTGTAAGTTGCACTATCGTCGGCTACTGCGACACCTACCTGTTCTACTTGCCCGGTTGGGACGCGAACTAGGGACAGAATAGCGCGTGGATTATGTGTGAACAGATTGGCGATTGAAAACCGATCAACCCCGGCAACACCGAACTTATCGACCGCATCCTGCTCGTTCACAACCTGGGTAGGCTCTAGGTATTCTCCAGTGCTACCGGAAACTAAAAGGTAAGCCCGGCTAAAATCAGCAATCTGAGCAGGTAATCGCCCCGCTGTTTGTTCAAAGGCGTAAAACCCAGGGGGCAAGGCTTGGGTGTTAATAGTCTGAGGCATAATCTATCTCGTTATACAATAATAAAGCTACTCGACTTTAAGGGAATACTGCTTAGAAGCGCAGCGTCTTGAGGACGTACATAGCGACTAACGCAGTAGCCGTGATAGCCCCAACTACAAAGGCTAACAACAGTAGAATAGTCAAAGTGGAACCAGGCATAAATCAAAGGCACTCGCACGCAGTAGTTCTATGTTAACCTACCCGTTAGGTGATTGGTTGGTTATATCGTCGTCACGGTCTAATCCTTCCAATTCATCGAACGGCTCACGCTTCCAGAGACCTGTACGGAAGGTGAGCGGTTCCGGTATCTCAAAAGGCTCATCGGGGAATGGGATAAACTCCTCGTCGGGCGACCGGATCAAGGTGATGGCTGTATCCACTTCCCAAGACCAGACACCGTTCTGGAACGACTTAAACTGACTACCTACCACGGTAAACGGATGCAGGAAATTACCCTGCACCGGCTCAAAGCCACGTACCGCACTTTTCAGTAGCGAGACTAACTCTAGCACTTCATGCTCATGTTTGAGTCCCTTAGCCTCGATTACCCACAGGTAGTTAAGGGTCTCAATCTCTTGATAGACCGCCGCCGACTCTTTAATCTTGCTTGAACTTCCTGTATGAGCAATCAAAGCAGATGCTGATAAGTAAGCCCGACCGTGAGCGCCGGGGGACGGGTCGCCAAAGTACCGAGCGTTTAGCTTGTCGCTCATCCGAGCCGTGACTCGGTTAAGTACTGCATTCTGTATCAGTAGTTCGATAGGAGGCATAAAGCAAAGAGTGTGTACTGTTTGGTCTGGCTAGAACTCTACAAGCCTTGCAGAGACTAGGTTTCAGCAATCCATAATTAAGCATCCAGGTCTAATTATGGATTATTCTCGAAGGCTCCAGGCTGCGGTAGCTGCAACGACGTAACCTCGTAGGCTTTACTCTATAGTTATGTCGCAATCCCTAATTAAATTCCTGTACTAATTAAAGTGTCTGGAACCCTATAAGCCTTACGCGGCTTACATTTCAGCAATCCATAAAAAACCCTATAGTAACTTATACATCTTCTTTGCGGTTTATTTATGAATCAGGGGACGACGGGGCGAAGCTGGGTTTTACTTAGAATCCTTGATAGGGGGCTAGGTCGTCGTCGGTACTGTTGCCCCATACAACCCTTCCTTTAGCCCTTACAGACGTGTTACGCTCCGGGATGGGTAAATCCTCCTTACCATCGGCAATGCGTCTTAAACGGGCTACTAAGAGCTTGTACGCTTCAAAGACAAAATCACGCGGCTGGATTAACTGGTCGAGGTTCCAGCGGGCTATACCTCGTTCTATACCCTTCATATCCCTCGAATCTAGGGCTTGTAGGGCTTCTGAATCATACCGACGGGATAAGGTAGCCAAAATCTCACCGTAAGCCTTATCCAAGGCATCCTGTATCCTCGCCTCATCAGGAGGGCTAGACTCCGTAACCTCGACCGCTTCGCTCTCGGATACCCAATCTATGTAGTCAGATGCGGTGTTGTAGCTCATGCTCCTAATTCATAAATAAACCGAAAGAAGATGTATAAGTTACTATAGGGTTTAATTTGGATTGCTGAAACGCAAGCCTTGTAAGGCTTGTGAGGTTTCAGACACTTTAATTAGTACACGAATTTAATTAGGGATTAGTCTATACGTTGTACTAACAATGTACTAACAAAGCCCTAGACTGTAGTGCCTAGGGCTTGCTGATTTACCCGAGTCCTTCAGCCTGAAGGATGTCTGGGATTTTAGCGTCCCAGCTTTCGGAGTCTTCTTTGGTGATCCCATAACCCTCAGCCAAGCCTCGAAGAACGCGCCAGTCAGAAGTCTGTAATTCTAGGAGTCGTTCGGCTCGTTTATCGGTGGCGGCTTCCTCTGAAGTGGGAGGCACAACCTCTTTAATCGCTTTATCGTGCTGGATCAAATCTTGAACATCAGGGCGTTTTTTGATGGCTTCCCAGACAGACTCGTTGACCTTATTCTGCCCCGGTTTAAGGGTAAGTCGCACCCGGCGATTGTTGTGAATAGTATCGAGAGATAGGCTACCACTACGAGGTGGGGTTAGCCGCTGTGGTAAGTAAATGAGTGTAGTCATGTTAATCGTTGATTAAAGGGTGACGAGAAGCGCGGCGAATCTTTTGTACTAACCTAGGGCTGAGGTTGTCCCTAGGTTAATCCAGCTACGCAAAGCTATCGCCTAGCTTTTCTTGGGAATATCGACGTACCGGAAGGATTGGGGATAGTTGATAAGCACCCCAGTTACCCGGTGGAGTAATGGCTGTACGTAACGACCGTTAATAGGACCTTCAATCTCCATGGGACGAACAACCTCGACATGACGTTCGTGAGAGAGTAGGTCACTACGGGAATAGAAGACCAAGCGATGTTTATTCGCAACGCCTACGCCTTGCTGTGCTAAGCGTGTGGCATCGACCTCTGACACCTTCCGTAGAGTAACCGACATACCCTCACCGGCTAACGCATCTCGAAGGTAGGTTAGTAGCGTGGTGGAAGTCCCATCAATACGACGAGCCATTAAGTGGTTATACACTTCTGGAGGCATCAGGATATCGGAGATATTTTCTGTAAGCTCCGTTTCCTGTTCGACGGCTGCGATTTCGCCTACTAGGAAGCCCAGCATTTCGTCGATAGTCGTCTGTGCATCGAAGAAGTCAAACGATGAGTTTGTCTCGGGTACAGCAGGGTGATTGAGTAGCCCAGTTACGCCATGCTTAGCCGAACCATAAGCGGCGATACGGTTCGCCATCTCGTCGATGGAGCGACGCGCCCCCATAGCTCGACGGTCGGTTAGCGGAACTCCAGTGTATTCAGCAGCCTCAAGCTGAGCCTGAGTGTAACCATAACCAGCCATGACGGGCAAGACTTTAGCCTCGGTCTCGACCCCGTTAGTGTCGATTAGAGGGATGTCCATAGCGTCGCCGGCAATAATAGCCGACTCCCCTACGTGATAGTATTCCTCTTTGAGTACCGTGCGCACGCCGGGGTCTAAATCCGGGATGGTGTTGATAAGGTCGCCGTTACCGAATCGCAACTGAGGGAATCGAGTAGAAATTACCCCTGGTAGAATCTTCTTGTTGTGGCGGATAAATTGTGTCAGAATACCGGACATTTCCTAATAGCTCCTGTGAAATTTTGTCTAGCTAGGCGGGTGAGTAGCATCGGCAACTTAACTAGCGCCGATGCTACTCATATTAGTAAATAGTAAGTGAGAGTTTGGCGATACCACCCGCTTCGGTTTCGTCTAACCAGCGGCTATCAGAGAGTAGGACGGAATCAGTACCTTCGGAAGCAGTGCCAAACTTGCCCGCATTAGTCCCACCCCCTTGAGAATGGACGTAAACAGGGTCGTCGGGGCTTACACCTCCAACCGTGACCACGAAAACATCGCCTTTAGCCAGGTAGGTAAACTCCTCGCCAGGTTCGATATAGTCCTTGGCGGTTTGGTGGTTTTGGTTTACCACCCCGATAATCTTTGATGTTGCGGTTTCGGGAATGATTGCACCTTGAGGGTCATCTCCCAAAGCGACCGCGTAACCAAAATACAAGCCCGCAGAATCTTCGGCGTTGCGCCCAGTTCGGAGTTGAAGGGGAGGGGTGTTAGCGGCGATACCGCCAGGCAGCCCTTTACCCATAGAGTATTGTGTAGCCATGGTTGTAGTCCTAGTAGGTTATTGATGCGTTAGCTAATTACGTTATCAAAGGCTCCGTCGTGAACCAGGTAGTGACTGATTAAGGACGGGAGTACAACTCAGCCGCCTTGATTCGAGCCGCTGCGATGGGGTCGGATTCATCGCTGGTATCCCCTAGAATTTCGGGCTTCTCTGATTTCTCAGCCGTATATTCTGAAAACAACGCTGAGTTTTCTAATCCACCCGCCGGTTGTTTTGGTGACTCCAACGAGTTAATCAAAGAGGCAAAATAATCAGCCTGTTCTTCCGATAAACTAACCACAAAAGCCTCTAGCGCGTTATCAGCCTCGGAAAAACTAGGGGCTTTATCGCCGCTGGGAGAAAAGCCATACTCGGACAGCTTAACCGCAATAGCGTCAGCCTCGCCCCGACGTTTTTCTAGGCGTGTTGCCTCCAGAGCTTCCTGGAAGGTTGCGGCTTGAGCGCGGGCTTGTTCTAAGTCGGCTTGCATAGCCTTAAGCTGAGCCTGCGCCTCGGATAAGGCGGAGCTAACATCCTCCATGCCTGTGTCAACTTTGCGGTCGGTTTCGAGTTCTTGTTTAGGTGTAGTCATAATTTCGGTTTTGTATCCCTCTAAAACGGGTATAAGGTCAGGGTCAACTCCCACAATTCTAGCGAGATTACGCGCTAACGGGGGGCTGGGATTCTGAGAACCACCCAACACACGGGAGATTGTAGCTTTACTCACTCCAGCACGGTTTGCAATATCCGCCAAGGTGAGACCGTGGTGGTCTTTATACGCCTGGACGATGACCCGCAAGCTATCGTACTTACTTTGAGAGGCTTCATCAAAATTGACAGCCCCTTCCAGGTTTTGGAAGTAACCCGCTAAGGTCTTGTCTAAGTAACTAGGCAGACCCCCCTTAAGAATAGCCTCGAAGTCCAGGCTATCGCCTAGCTCCGTCTTATTCCCTTCGCTTAGATTAGGCACGGTATTTTCTGTTGCTACTGATACGGCTGGCATAACTACCACGGACTCGTCAGCCTCACCCAAAATAGCTGGCTCTAGCGATTCGCTGAACCCAGGCATATCCATCCCCTTGGCTGCGGGAAAAAGAACTGATGCAATATGCCTTAGACAGTGTTTACCTGGGGTCGGGTTCCCAGCCGTGTGCGGGAGGTAGAACGAACTAGAAAACCCTGGGATTAGTTTCTTGTCTAACCAAGAAAGCATACTATCGCTTAACGAGTTAAACTCCGCAACTAGCGTGTCTCCTTCTCGTTTTAGGCGGCTAGGGATACCGTGGCATAGCGGGACAGGAGGTGTGCTATCGTCTCCAGCGATATCTGAATCGCTAAACCCAGTTACATCATGGTCGTTCCCTTGAGTGAGGATGAGGGGAGGTCGGAACTTCTTGAGGTTGAATGTTTCTACCAGGTCATCTAGGATGTCATCGCCGATATCAAACCAGCGACCATCTACGCTTTGCACCCTTCCCTTATTTAAAATCTCTAATTTAACCATCTAGTTATCTGCCGTTAAAACTATCAGGTGTACATTATATGCCTTACCCCGCTTATGTTTCAGGCATTTCAGTACCTAATTTTCGCGGGAACTAATCGCACCTTCATATCTATTATATCAGCTATTTACTTACTTGCCCACTTAGTTATACCCTCAGTATAAACACCCTTTGCGCCTGCAAGTCGAGCTAGGCGCAGACTGTTAGAGCAACGACAGTAAGTATCGCAGCCCAGGTAGGTCGTTAGTCTCAGCGGAAACCTCGTTATCTGGGTTCCCCTGCACCCCAAGGGTAAATCGAACACCCTCATCGTGGGGCGTGAAACTGGTGTACTCTATGGGTAGATACACGTCAGAATCGGTCTTACTGGGAGCCGCCTTGTAAAAGCCGTGCTTTTGAACCGGGTCAACACGCTCTGTGAACTACCGAACAGTGAAGCAAAGATTACACAGTCGGCTT